GGGCAGAGCGTTACGAGGTGTACGTCGGCCGCCCAACCGTCTGGGGCAATCCGTTCGGGATTCATACGTCTCCCCGGGGATGCAGAAACAGCACGCTTGCGCGATACCAAGTTGCCAGCCGGCAGGAGGCAATCGAGCGGTATCGCGAATGGATTCTAGCGCAACCGGCGCTGGTCGCCCGTGCCAGGAAAGAATTGCGCGGCAAGGTTCTGGGCTGCTGGTGCAAGCCGCAACCCTGCCACGGCGACGTGCTCGCAGAAATCGCGGACTCCGAGGATGTCGACGAGGTAGCGGAGGGGGCGGAATGACGCAAGCGGGATGGTTTGCCACTCTCCGGTGGTGGCTGCCAGAGCTATTCGGCGGACGTCCAGATCCGCCGGCGCAGGAAACTCCGCGTCCCCGCCGGCGGGTGTCCGAGAGTGCGCGCGCGCACATGGTGGAAGCTCAGCGGCGGCGCCGTGCCCGGGAACGAGCGCAGCGGGTAGCACGCGCGGAGCGCACGCTCTCAGAGGAGATACGGCGCGAGGCGGATCTTGCGCTTGAACGTGCGCAGGAGCGGGAGGCACGGCGAGCCAGGGAGCGCGCAGAACGGCGCGTTGACGAACTGATCGCAGACGATTCCCACACCATTTTCGTGGCGGAACAATGACACCCGAAGTCGCAATGCTCGAGATCGAGTGGGCCGGCGTGCGTGTTGAGCGCCTCGACGGAATCTCCACGATCCTGATTTGGAGCGACGATGATCGCCCTTTGCTGCGCCAGGCCCTGCGCGCCGTGGGTATGGACGACATGCCGGTCCGCTATTTGGATGGGGACGGCATTCCAGCGCGGATGGCTGCGCGCAAAAGGCTAGCGTAGTGACGAGACCCTGGAAGCACCAGCAGGAAGCCGTGAAATTCGTGCAGTCGGTGTGGCGCAATGGCCACCGCGGCGCCATGATCGCGGCGGCGATGGGCACGGGGAAGTCGGCGATGACCGTCTATCTCTGCGACCGGCTGAAATTTGACTCCATTCTGGTCCTGTGCCCGCTCCCAGTGGTTCACGTCTGGCCGCGCCAATTCGCCCTGCATTCAGATATTCCGTTCCTGGTGGTTCCGCTCGGCGATACCTTCTCCTCTGTACGTGCGAAGCGCACGGAGGCAGAGCGAAAAATGGCTCTGGCGCGCGCACGCGGAGTGCCGCTCGTGATCGTCATCAACTACGATTCGGTGTGGCGGCCGCCGTTCGCAGAGTGGGTGATCAACCAGAAATGGGATCTGATTGTCGCAGACGAGGCCCACCGACTGAAGGCTCCGTGGGGCAAGTCCAGCCGCTTCGTGGCCCGGCTAGGCCAGCATACGCCCTACAGACTCGGCCTATCCGGCACGCCCATGCCGCACTCGCCGCTCGACGTTTACGCCTACTTCCGATTCGTTGATCCGTCGATCTTCGGTTGGGGATGGAACAAGTTTCGGCGACACTACGCGGTGATGGGCGGCTACCAGAACCGCCAGGTAGTCGACTACCGGAATCTGGATGAGCTCAACCGGCGGTTCTACTCGGTTACCTTTCCGTGCGCCAAAGACGTCCTGGACCTCCCGCCCGAAATGCACGCCACGTACACATGCCGCCTCGGCTCCGAGGGCCTTCGCGCGTACCGCTCGCTCGAGCGCAATCTGATCGCGGAAGTAGAATCCGGAGAGGTCACGGCCGCCAACGCGCTCGTCAAACTGCTCCGGCTCCAGCAGATCACAGGCGGCTATATCCGCACCGACGACGGCCAGGACGTTCAGGTCGATTCGTCGAAGATGAATCTGCTGCGCGAGGTGCTCGAAGATATCGCGCCCGGAGAGCCCGTGGTAGTCTTCTGCCGGTTTCACAAGGATCTGGACGCAGTCAACCGCGTCGCCGACGAGCTCGGGCGCCGATCGCTCGAGCTGTCTGGCCGCATGAATCACCTCGACCGGTGGCAAGCGGGCGAGGCGCCGCTGCTTGCGGTGCAGATCGAATCCGGCGGGCTCGGGATCGACCTTACCCGCGCACGGTACGCGATTTACTACTCGCTGGGTTTCTCGCTGGGCTCATATGAGCAAAGCCTCGCGCGGGTGCACAGGCCAGGCCAGACGCGGCCGGTTGAATACATTCACCTCCTGGCAGAGGGAACGGTTGACGAGAAGATCATGCGCGCGCTGGCCGCGCGCGCCGACGTGGTAAACAGCGTGCTGCAACAACTCAAAGAAGGAAGCTCAAATGAATACCGACGAACTCAAGCGCTACATAGCACTCGATGAACGCCGCCGCCAGCTCGAGGCCGAGATCGATACGATCAAGGCCGAAGCCGCGGAGCTCGAGCAACGCCTGCTCGCAGAATTCGATGTGGAGCGCGTTTCGATCGACGGGCGCACCGTCTACGTCGAGCGCAAGCTCTGGGCGCGGGCCAAGGACGGCGACAAGGCCGCCGTCTGCAAGGCGCTCAGACGCGCGCGCCTCGGCGACTATGTTGAAGAAACGTTCAACACCAACTCGCTGAGCGCGTACGTGCGGGAACTGGATCGCGACGGCCGGCCGCTGCCGCGCACGCTGGCCGCGGTACTCGACGTCAGTGAAGTCTTCAAACTCAGAATAAGGAGAACCTAAACGCATGACAAGCAAAAAGAATCAACCGTCGCCGCCAGCCTGGAGGCCGACGTCATGGATTGTGACAGCGTTGACTCAGAAGTGCACCTACACGTACAACCACCCAGAAGGGCCGTGGCGTCCAACGCAATGGGTCGTGCGCGGCAAGCAGAAGCGAGGCTAACCCATGAGCAAAGAACTGATCAAAAAGAACAGCGCAGCGGAAATCAGCCCGTTCGTAATCTTTCAAACCCCGGTAGCCGCGATCCGCGACGCCATAGCGGCCAATCTCGGCGAAGACGGCATGAGCACCGCCGACTTCGAGCGCATCAAGATTCCGGCCGGTGGAGGCACGGCCTGGGAAATCCAAACGCTGGACGGCGAAGAGACCGTCAAGGAGCTCTCAGGGATCATTATTGCCTGGCGCGAGACCCGGGCATACTGGCAGACGGCCATGGAAGACGCGGACGGCAACGCGCCGCCGGACTGCTACTCGGTCGACGCACGCACCGGGATCGGCAAGCCGGGCGGCGATTGCCACAAGTGCCCGTTCGCGCAGTTCGGCAGCGACGCCAAGGGCGTCGGCCAAGCGTGTAAGCTGGTGCGGCAACTCTTCTTCCTGCGGGAGGACAACCTTCTGCCGGAGATCGTGTGCCTTCCTGCGAGCTCGCTCAAGCCCGCGCGACAGTACTTCATGCGCCTGGCTTCGAAAGGCGTACCGTGCTATGGGCTGATCACACAGATCGGCCTCGAAAAGACGAAGAACGCCCAGGGTATCGTGTACTCGCGCGCGACGTTCGCCTCTGGCGGCCGCCTCACTCCGGAACAAGCCTCGCTCGTGAAACAGTACGCGGCGGTTATCGAGCCGTTTCTCAAGGCGGCGCCGGCAATGCTCGGGGGCAAGGACGTGCCTGAGCCGGCGGACGGTACGGTCGACGCTGCAACCGAGGTGGTGTAACAGCCGGCGTAATGACTGCGCAGCATATCGCGCGCGAGCTCCGCGGCAGGCGGAGCGGCTTCGGCTATGTCGCGCGCTGTCCCGCGCATGACGATCGCTCACCAAGCTTGAGTATCGGCGAGCGCGACGGCAAGATTCTCCTGCACTGTCACGCGGGCTGCTCGCAGGCCGACGTGATCGAAGCCCTACGCTCGCGTGGCCTCTGGCCAGAGCATGAAAAGCCAGAGTGGACGCCTGCAGAGCGCCGGCAGTGGGCACGCGCGCGACGGGAGTTCGAGCGCGACCTGCCGGCAGCGCGGTACTGGCTCAGGGGCATGATTGTTGTACTGGACGTTATGCTCGAGCAGGAGAAACAGAAGCTGTTGGATCAGGCTGGGGGGGGCCCCGCAGATACCGGCCTGATCCGTTTCTGCACTTCGCTCCTCGCGCGCCTGGAGCACGGCACAGATAGCGCGGTAGTAGACGAATATCGGTGGTGGCGCAGTGAATTTCCAAAGCACTGCGCAGGACTCATTGCATGGGCGAAAAATCAGGAGCGGGCGGAGATTCGAGCGCTGGCGAAGTACCTTGGGAGCGCGGCGTGAAAGAGCCGGTTCCATTCGAAGACTTGCTCCGACGCGAGTACACACGGGCGGCAAAAGACGCTCGGCGCCGGACCAGTCGGAAGGCGGCGCCAGTAGAATCGGCGCCACCTGAGCCGGGAACAAGTTGGCGCGCGAACTTGATCGTGAACAACCAGGGCGCTCCGAGGCCCCTGTTGACGAACGCGATCACCGCGCTACGTTTCGCGCCCGAATGGGCTGGCGTCCTGGCTTTCAATCAGTTTTCTCTCGGAGCGGTGGCCCTGGGCCCGCCACCATGGGGCACACCAAAAAAGGAGGGAGAATGGACCGATCACGAGGACCGTCTCACAGCCAACTGGCTGCAACAACAGGGTATCTACGTCTCGGTGGAAATCGCCGGCCAGGCGGTTCAGACTGTCGCGAAGGACCGGCCATTCCACCCTGTCCGCGATTATTTGAACTCTCTGGTATGGGACGGCACAAAGCGCATTGACACGTGGCTCAATACGTATCTCGGGGCAGAGCAGAATGACTACACCGCGGCGGTTGGATCACGCTGGCTCATTTCTGCTGTGGCGCGAGTCTTCCACCCCGGCGCCAAAGCGGACTGTTGCTTGATCCTCGAAGGGCCGCAAGGATCGAAGAAATCGACGGCACTCAAGACGCTCGCCGGCGAGTGGTTCACCGACGAGATCGCCGACCTCGGCAGCAAGGACGCCGCGCTCCAGACGCTCGGAGCTTGGGTGATTGAAATCGCTGAACTCGACAGCATGACTCGCGCTGACGTGGGCCGAGTCAAGGCGTTCATGAGCCGGGCAGTGGATCGATTCCGCCCGCCGTACGGACGGCGCGTGATCGTCTCGCCCCGGCAATGCGTGTTCGCTGGAAGTGTGAATCACAACACGTACCTGCGGGACGAGACCGGCGGCCGGCGCTTCTGGCCGGTTGCATGCGCGGATATCGTGATCGACGACTTGGCCCGCGATCGGGGGCAGTTGTGGGCCGAGGCATTGACGCGATATCGCGCGGGCTCGCCCTGGTGGTTGGATTCTGTTGAGCTGAATCGCCAGGCCGCAGAAGTCCAATCTGAGCGCTATGACGGTGATCCGTGGGACGAGGTAATCCTCAAGTGGATCGACGGCCGGCAGTCCGTTTCGATCCCGGAGATCTTGGCACAGTGCATTCAGAAGAAAGTGGACATGTGGACCCAGAGCGATCGACACAGGGTGGCAAGGTGCCTGAAATCAAGCGGTTGGGAGCGATATTTCTCCGGCCCGAGGGGGGCGCGCGAGTGGCGATACAGGCCTCCGCGGGAGGTCGAGGATGACGGCGAGGCGATCTAGCCGGTGTTCCAGTGTGCCAGTCCAAAAGGCAGACTGGAACACATACTGGAACACCGTAACCCTATCATTCCACGCGTGTTTACCGCCCGTGTTCCAGTGTTCCAGTATGTGTGCACGCGCGCGTACATGAGAGGCGTAGATGTAGTGCATAACGTATAGCCTCTATAGGGATCGACTGGAACACTGGAGCACTGGAACACGGGCAGGTTAACTCGCGCGTTATCAATAAGTTATGGTGTTCCAGTATGTGTTCCAGTCTGTGGGAATGGCCCAAGACTGGCACACAGAATCGGAGGGATTCGCGCAAAAAATGACAGACATCAAGCTGGTTTTCGACCGCCTTGGCGAGGCCGAGGTCGCGGTGCGCCTCGACGGTTCAGGGGCCCTTCGCATCGACAAGGGCGCGCCGGACGACATCAAGGCAGTCGTGCGTGAGAACAAGGAAGAATTGGTCGCGATCCTCCGCGCCGGCGAGTGGATGAACAAGAATCGCATCCGCATCGTGCGGCTGCCGAACGGGCAACTCGCACTGGGCTATCCGCCCAGCGTGGATATGGACGCATTGATCCGCTCGGCTTCCGCGTTGAAATTGCACGATCTCCCACTGGTGCTCAATGACGAAGGGTACCAGTGGGTGAACTATCTCGACATCGCGAAATTGGGTACCGCGCCAGCGCGGAGACGATCTGCGGTGGCGGTTCGTTAACGACGAACATTTGACAATGACGAACAAACGGAAAGAGATTGCCGTGGTAAGGACACGCGAAAACTTAATCGAAGCACTAATTTCCGGGCCATCCAAGCGGCCAGCATGGCAGCGCTATCTAGCGGCGCCGATCTGGCTCTTGCTCCACCGCTGTTGCCTGATAGTCCCGTTGGAGTGGTGGATCCGAGGCTCCGACGACAAAGGGAGGGTGATTTTCGGCGAAGATCGAAGAGGCAAGCTCTGGATATGGCTGCACGCGCAGGCTTATCGGTGGTTCGAGATCAAGGAGGGCCTGCAATGATAGATCGGCCGTGGATTCAGACTTTCTCGGGGGTGAAGTTCAATCCGCTTGATCCCGACCCGAAAGACATCCTGATCGACGACATCGCGCATGCGCTAGCCAGGCAGTGCCGCTTCAGCGGCCACGTGCGTGGCTTTTACTCCGTGGCCGAGCACTCGGTTCGTGTGAGCTATCTTTCGGACAGCCAAGACGCTCTATGGGGGCTGCTGCACGACGCGAGCGAGGCGTACCTAGTGGACATAGCCAGGCCCATCAAGCAGCTCCCCGAAATGGAGGCGTACCGGAAAGCGGAAGAGAGACTTCAGCAACTCATCCTTGAGAAGTTCGGGCTGCACGGCGAGCAACCGGAGTCGGTGACGCGCGCGGACAAAGGAATGCTGGCGATCGAGGCTTGCGATCTAATGGGGCCGCTATCTCCAGGCTGGGAGCAACGGCTCGACGCAATCGGCACGCGCGAGATGAAGATGAGAATCGTGCGGCCGTGGTCCATCGAGGAATCAGAGGCGCGCTTTCTCGCGCGGTTCGCGGAGCTATACCCGGGTGATACCTGGGCCAGTGCGTAGTGGTGAGGGAAGTGACAGCAATGACACAACCAGAGAAGATGCGCGTCGGAGAGATAATCGCCGGGCACTTGCACAAGATTGGTGCCGACGGTCTTTGTCGCGAGGATTGTGGCTGCTCCTTGGCAGATTCCGCGTGGTCACCCCGTGATGGCATTCAACCGGATTGTGTTCCAACACAGAAGCCGTTTGGCTCGATCGAGGAGAAGTGCGAGGTATGCCGAGAAACCTGAATCGCCCGCTCGAGCGCACCATTGTCAAAGCGATCCTCAAATACCTCAATGGTCTGCCGCACTGTTTGGCGCGTAAACGTTGGGGCGGCGGTATGGGCGTGGGTGGCGATCCTGACGTCGACGCTTGCTATCGGGGCCGCAGCTTGCAGCTCGAGGTGAAGCGTCCGGGCGCAAGGCCGACGGCGCTTCAGTTGAGGCGCATCGAGGAATGGAGGAAAGCCGGCGCGGTTGCGACGGTAGTCACGAGTGTTGACCAAGTGCGTTACGTGATCGAAGGGATAGATGCGGGGATCATTCGCTTGGAGTTGCTTGGCGACGTGGAAGCGGAAAGGGGGCGCGGAAGATGAGAGAAAGTGAGCAGGACGAACTACTGGAGGATGTGCTATCCAACATCCGGTTGTGTGTCCTCATCCTGGAGGCGGTTTCTGGGGACGTAACACGCAACACGGACCCCGATCACATACGTGAGAACTTAGCCGGAGTCATCTGCAAGCTGAATGACGTTGCGGGCATGGTAGAGCGGTTGCTATGAGTTTGCGCGCCTCCTCATGCATTCGCTTAGTGCCCCCATGGGTCCTACCTGGCGGCGCCGGCCGGCGGGTAGCATGGTGGCACGATTTCGCTAGCGTCAGGGGGTTTTTCCCAGGGTGACGGGGCGTTTACTCCGGCGCCGATCTAACTTGAAGCCGCAGGACGTAAATCGTTCTCGCCAGGATAGATATGTGTTGTCAACAATATCGATAGGGAGGAAATGATATGACTTTGCTGATTCTACAGATTGTGCTTGAGGGCCTGAAGACCTTCAACTTGATCTACGGTGATCAGCCCGTCGAGGTACGCCAGAAGGCATGGCAAGATTGGGCTGCATTCGTGTCCCCGATTTGGGCCGGGATTGCCCAGCAAGTGGAGAAGAAATGACTGTCAATACCAATGCAGTCACGCAGACGCTGATGCTTATCATGCAGTGTCTCAATGCCACTGTACCCGTCCTGCCTCCGCGTGGTAGGTTCTGGGCACTCGTCGGTCTCTCGGCGGTTCAGGGCGCCACCGGAGTCCTGGCGCACTTCGCCAATCCCGACGGCACGCCGGCCGAGGCGCCCTACATCAAGAAATGAGCACACCAATCTGCATCGAACCAGAGCTGCGCAAGTACATGCGACAGCTTACCCGGGACGAGCGCTCGCTGCTCGAGGCCAGCGTTGTCGCAGAGGAAGTGCGCGATCCATGGTTCGAGCAGACAACCGCCGCTACGTCACGGTATCGGTCGCCGTGCCGACCGATGTGCTGCTGGCGGCTCTTAGTTCAGGTACGAAGATATGCCGCCCAATCTGATGACCCAAGCCGAATATGCCCGCCACCGGGGAACGAGTCGCCAGTACATCAACAAGCTGGCGAAGGCCGGCATACTGGTAATGCGTGGCAGCCGCGTTGATGTCGCGGCTTCGGACGCCGTGCTCGACGACAAGCCCGAGCCGGTCTCTGAGCGAGTCGCTGCCGCGCTGGCTGCTGCGCCTGAGGAGGTTGCCGCCGGGGCCACGACCTATGCCCAGGCCAAAACCGCCGACATGGTTTTTCGCGCGCGTCTTCGGAAGCTCGCGTACGACCAGAAATCGGGCAAGCTGATGGAGACGGAACTCTTCCGGCGGCGGATCGAGGCAATCCTCTCTGGGGTCCGGGAGACAGTGATGGCGTGGCCGAACCGCGTCGCGCCTGAAATTGCTCCGATCACCGACGAGCGCCAGGTGCGGGAGGTGCTGATGCGGGAAGTGCGCGTGCTGCTGACTGATGCCCGGAGCGCTGTCCAGCATGCGCGTTGACGAGATCCAGATTTTGGCGGCAGACGTGCTGTTGCCGCCGCCGGATCTGACGATATCGCAGTGGGCTGATACGTATCGGGTGCTGGACAACACGTCGCCGGAGCCTGGACCATGGAGAACAGACCGCACTCCGTACCTGCGCGAGATCATGGACAGCCTCACGCCCGGGGCTCCATGCGAGCGCGTCGTGTTTGTCAAAGCGGCTCAGTGCGGGGGGACCGAGGTGCTCCTCAACGCCTGCGGATACCTGATGCACCACGCGCCAGCGCCGACCCTGATGATTCAGCCGAGCGTTGAGATGGCGAAGCGATTCTCGAAGCAGCGCTTGGACTCGCTGATCGAGAGCACGCCGGCGTTACGTGGGCGAGTAAAGGATTCGCGCTCGCGCGACTCGGGAAACACGATCCTGATGAAGGAGTTCGCCGGCGGCGTGCTGATTTTAACCGGGGCGAACAGCGCCGTGGGCTTGCGGAGCCTGCCTGCAAAATACGTGCTGGCAGATGAACTGGATGGGTGGCCCGCAGACGCCGATAGAGAAGGCGATCCGTTTCAACTTGCGGTGAAGCGCACCGTGGCATTCGGCTCGCAGCGCAAGATCCTGGCGGTGAGCACTCCGACGCTGGAGGGGCTGAGCAGGATCGAAGCGCTTTACAAAGCGAGCGATCAGCGGAGGTACTTCGTTCCGTGCCCGCGTTGCGGCCACTACCAGGTGCTGACGTGGGTCGGCGTGACGTGGGAGAAAGACAAGCCCGAGACAGCGCGGTATCGCTGCGAGGCATGCGAGGCGCTGATCGAGAATTGGCAGAAGACCGAGATGCTCGCGTGTGGCGAGTGGCGGGCCACTGCGACGGGGGACGGAAAGACCCGCGGATATCATATCAGCGCGTTGTATGCGCCGGTTGGGTGGCCGTCGTGGGCCGATCTGGCGGCCGAGTTCCTGGAGGCGCGCAAGAGCCGCGAGACTTTGCAAGTATTCTGTAATACCGTCTGGGGCGAAACGTGGAAGGATGAAGCGGCATTGCCGCTCGATGCAGACGCATTGTATGCGCGTCGCGAGCCCTTCGGAGCAGAAGTTCCGACGGGAGCGTGCCTGCTGACCGCCGGCGCGGACGTCCAGACCGATCGCATTGAAATTGAGATCGTAGGGTGGGGCGAGGGAGAGGAATCCTGGTCAATTGGGTATCACGTCCTGTACGGAGACACTGGGCAATCTGCCGTGTGGGCAGATCTGGATCGACTGTTGGTGCGCTCGTGGAAACACGAGTCAGGACTCGACGTATCCATCACCGCAGCGTGTGTCGACGCGGGCTTTGAAATGGCACAGGTGCTCGAGTTCTGCCGCCCCCGGCAGAACCGGAGAGTCTACGCGGTAAAGGGCGCGGCCGGATTCGGTAAGCCAGTGTGGCCTCGCCGCGCGTCGAAAGGGGTTCACCGCGGGCAATTCTTCTTGATCGGCGTAGATACTGCCAAGGAGAAGGTCTACTCGAAGCTACGAGTCAATTCGCCGGGTTCTGGATTCTGTCACTTTCCGCTGGACCGCCAACGCGACTGGTTCGAAATGTTGACCGCGGAGCGCATTAAGACGCGAAGCGTTCACGGGCGTTTGGAGAGATTTTTTGCGAAGCCGGAGGGCGTTCGGAATGAAGCACTTGACTGTCGAGCATACGCTACAGCCGCGCTGCATGCGTTGTATATGTCGGGGTTAAAATTGTCCGACCATGCAGCGCGAATGAAGGCCATGGTTTCTGGCTCGTCTCCGGCGCCGCGTGTGGCAGAATCTAAGTGGGTGGGTGACCGCAAAGGCTGGCTCAAGATCTGAGCCACGGGAGGGGTAAGTGACACTGGCGGATCTTCAGGCACGCCGCGAAGAGATACTCGCCACGATCGGGGTTTACCGGGTTCAATTCGGTGAGCGAAGTGTGCAGTACTCCGATCAGACCAAGGCGCTCGCCGCAATTGATAGCGAAATCGCGCGCCTTCAACAAACCGGTCGAAGCATGAGTTACTCCGAGTTCACAAAGGGATAATCAGGCATGAACTGGATCGATAAGCTAATCGGCTGGTTTGACCCTGCCCGGGCGAGCAGACGGGTTCATGCTCGCATGAGCATGCGCGCGGCAGAGCGCCTCTCTTACGAGGCGGCGCGCAGTACCCGTCGAACCACCGGCTGGCTCGCATATGAGACTGGGCCCAACGCCGAGATTGCCGGGGCAGCGGGGAAGCTACGTGCTCGATCGCGGGACCTCGTCCGAAACAATGCCTACGCCGCGCGCGCCGTGGCCGCCATTGCGCAGAATGCGGTAGGCACGGGTATCGTAGCGCGTACCCAGCAGAAGCAGGCTGCCGCGATATGGCGCCGGTGGATCGCGCAGTGCGACGCCGACGGAGCTTACGATTGGTACGGGCTCCAGGCATTGATTGCGCGCACCGTGGTGGAAAGCGGAGAGTGCCTGGTGCGCTTCCGCCCGCGCCGGCCAGAAGACGGCATCGAGCCCCCGTTGCAATTGCAGGTGCTGGAGCCAGACTATCTTGATTCAACGAAGACCGGGATGACGGATACCGGTTACGCGATTCAGGGCATACAGTACGATCTGATCGGAAGGCGAGTCGGATACTGGCTCTACAGCCAGCACCCGGGCGAGGCGTCATCGCTGGTTGGCGTCTCTCTTCCGGTGAGCAAGCTGGTCCCGGCGAGCGAGGTGCTGCACATTTATCGTAAGGATCGCCCGGGCCAGGAGCGCGGCGCTCCATGGCTGGCTCCCGTGGTAATGCGACTGCGCGACCTCGATGATTACGAGGAGGCCGAGCTCGTTCGCAAGAAGATTGAGGCGTGCTTTGCGGCATTCGTGGTCGGCGGAGACCCCTCGCGGACATTGGGATCTTCGCGCATTGACTCGACGACATCTCAACGTGTTGAGAGCTTTGAGCCCGGGATGATCGCCTACCTACAGGACACGGAGGACGTGCGATTTGCGACGCCGCAGCCGAGCGCCGATTACCCCGAGTACGTGCGTCATCAACTGCGCGCCATAGCGGCTGGCCTGGGCATCCCGTACGAGGTCCTCACCAGCGACCTGAAGCAGACGAATTACTCGTCCATCCGGGCCGGGATGTTGGAGTTTCGGCGGACGATCGAAGCCTTTCGTTGGCAGGTTTTGATCCCGCAATTTTGTCAGCCTGTCTGGGATCGAATAATGTCTCAATCCGGAGTCGAAGCACCTGTGGTCTGGACCCCGCCGAAATGGGACTGGGTCGATCCAGAGGCGGACGCAAAGGCGTATCAGGTACATGTGCGGAACGGCCTGATGACCTGGCGAGAGGCAGTTAGCGAGATGGGATATGATCCCGACGAGCAACTTGCCGAAATCGCAGAGACGAATCAGGCGTTTGACAAAGCCGGGATCGTGCTTGACTGTGACCCGCGCAAAGTAACTCAAACAGGCTCGGGGCAAAAGGAGGGGGCATAATGCCAGCGATTGCTGTGCATCACACCGGGACGTCCGACGCCGCCTGGGACGCCGGTGTGAACGAGAAACGTTTACGATCGGGGGAGGACGGCGCCTATTACGCCCGCATGTACGCGTGGCGCGACCCCGGGGCGGACGAGACCACGAAGGCAGCCTACAAATTCCCGCATCACGAGGTGAGCGAAGGCGGAGATCCGGGAGCGGCGAACTTGGCGGGTTGTTCGGCCGGGATTGGAGTGTTGAACGGCGGGCGTGGCGGAGCGAACATTCCCGACGCCGACCGAAAGGGGGTGTACAACCACCTGGCCGCGCACTTGCGCGACGGAGGCAAAGAACCGCCGGAACTGATGCGAGTGAGCGGCGCCACTGAGCACATCGAGCTTGCGGCGTCCGTTGCGCCCCCGACGACAGTCGACGCCGCAGCGAGATCGGTCGATGTCGTCGCTTACTCTGGGGCGACGGTGACGCGCATCGACTTCTGGACTGGGGACACGTACCGACTTCGCCTCGGCCTGGGCGATGGCGAAGTGCGCATGGGACGCTTGGCCGGCGCGCCTGTCCTGAACGCTCACGCGGCGGAGACGATTGGCGATCAGATTGGCGTGGTCGAAAGGGCGTGGCTTGATAGCGGCAGACTCCTGGCCCGCCTGCGATTCAGCGAGCGGGCCGAGGTCGAACCGATCTGGCAGGACATCCGCGCCGGCATCATCCGGAACGTTTCGATTGGCGCGCTGATCTACAAGCGCGACAAGCAAGAGGACGGCTCGTTCCTCGCGACCGACTGGGAGCCGATGGAGATCTCAATGGTTCCCGTGCCGGCCGATCCCGGAGCCACCGTTCTGTCACAAGATTTTCCGCGGGTTGAAGCCCGCAAACCCAAAGAGGAGCGAAAAATGGAAGAGACAATCGTGGCGGGTGGACAGACCCGCGAGCCCGTTGACGAGGCCGCCCTGCGTGCGCAGATCGCGGCCGAGCAACAGCAGATTCGCACCGCGGTGCGCGCCGCTGGGCTCGGCGAGCAGTTCGCCGACCAGTTGTGCGCCAGCGGCGCAACGATCGAGGATGCCCGGAGAGAGATCAGCGACGAGCTCATCCGGCGATACGAACAGACAGCCACGCGATCGCAGGTCGCCACGGTCGCGCACGACGCCGTTGACAAGCGCGTCGAGGCGATGACCGCGGCTTTGTTGTTCCAGGTTGCGCCGGGCAAGTACCAAGCTGATTCGCAGAATGAGTACCGTGGCATGCGGCTTTCGCGCATGGCGGAGGAGTGCGTGACGCTGGCCGGCCGAGGGCGCCCGCGCGACCCGAACCAGTTGGTGAAGTTCGCGCTCTCGACGAGCGACTTCCCGAATATCCTGGCGAACGTCGCCAATAAGATCTTGCTTGACGCCTACGCGTACGCCGCACCCACGTACAAGCGCTGGGCGAAACAGAGCACCGTCCCGGATTTCAAGACCGTCTCGCGCCTGCGCATCGGCGAGTTCCCGCAGTTCCAGCAACTGGCCGAAGGTGGAACGATCACATTCGGCAGCACCTCGGAGAGCAAAGAGCAGTATGCCATCGCAACTTATGCGAAGGGCCTGCTCATCACTCGCGAGATGATCATCAATGATGATCTCGGCGCGATTCAGCAGCTCTTTGCCGGCATCGGCGTTCAGGCCGCGATGCTGGAAAACAAGACGGTCTATACCGTCCTTACCAGCAATCCGACCATGAGCGACAGCGTTGCGCTGTTCCACGCGAACCATGGCAACCTGGCTGGCAGCGGCGGCGCCATTGCTATCAGCACGCTGGATGCCGGGACCGCGGCGATGATGACACAGAAGGGCCTCGACGGGGTGACTCCGCTCAACGTTGCCCCGCGATTCTTGCTGGTCCCGGTCGCGAAGCGCGTGACCGCGATTCAGTACACCAACGTGCCGAACATCGTGGTGGCGAAACAGAGCGACTTCAACCCGTTTGCGGGTGTTCTCGAGGTCGTCACCGACGCCAATCTCGACACCGCGAGCACGACGGCATGGTACCTGGCTGCCGATCCGATGGCCATTCCGACCGTCGAGTACGCCTACCTGGAGGGCGCACAGGGCCCACAGACGGAGCGCATCGAAAATCCGGATGACACGCTGGGCTTGAAGATCAAAGCGTGGCTGGACTTCGGCGCCAAGGCAATCGACTGGCGCGGGCTCTATAAGAACGCCGGAGCGTAATCCCAGGGAGAAAAGAGGAGGACAACATGAAGAATTTCGTACAAGAACCCGAGACGCTGACGATTGCGGTCAGCGATCCGGCAACTCCGGCATCCGGCGACCCGGTTCGCATCGGCGCCTTTTGCGGAGTTGCCGTTGCTGCGAAGCAGAGCGATGGCAACACGGTGGTCCGGACCGACGGCGTCGTTTCCGTTTCCGTAAAAGGAGTGGACGGCGGCGGAAACTCGGCGGTAGCGGTCGGAGACAAGATCTACTACGTCGACGCCGACACGCCGAAGCTGAGCAAGAAGAACACTGGTGCCTTCTTCGGTTACGCCCTGGGCACCGTGAGCAGCGGCGGCACCGGAACCATCAACGTCCTGCTGGCGAACTGAGATGCTCCAGGACTTCGCGAGCATGGATCGAGCCTGCCTGACGGCCTTCGGCAGTGACATTGTCTATCTGCCGACGGCTGGTGGGCAGGTTTCGGTCCGCGGCGTATTCCAGGCCGTGCACGAGGCCGAAGACGCGGCGCCGGGAGTCTACGCTGTCCTGTTTGTTCATCCGGAGGATTTGCCGGCGGCGCCGGTCCTTGGAGACAAGGTGCAGGTCGGTGGCGCGCAGTACAAGCTGTTCGCAACCGAGACGGACGTCAGCGGGGCCGCCCTACTCAGACTCCGTAAGGACTGATCCATGCCCAGCGTCCGCGTCTACCAGAAGAAACAACTGCGGTTTGATTTACTGAATTTCAAGCAGCAGGAAATGTTCAAGCTGGGTAATGTCGGAGTGGCGGCGGTGAAGAACCGGCTGGCCGCCGCCCAAGGCCCCGAGGACGCGCCAGCGAAGCCGCTCACCAAGCGTTACGCGATTCAGAAGACGAAGTTGGGCAGGGGCAACCGGCGGAACCTTGAACTCACCGGCGACATGCTGCGCAACTTCCAGGTACGCACGGTGAGCGACAACCGGGCCAAGGCAGCGCTTACCTCGCGCAAGGAGCAGCGCAAAGGTCGATTCAATCAGAGGATCGAGGAGTGGATGGTATTCTCTCCCAAGAACCGGGCAGCGACCGCAGAGGCGGCCAGGCGCATACTCGCCGAAATCAAGAAGCGGTTGCTGCTCGAGGGCGCATTGGGGGCAAGGCAGCAATGAGCGCGGCGCTGGCTGTTGATTTCAATCAACAGGTCAGAAGCGTTACGGGTAAGCAGTGGTCGCCTCGGGATTGTCTTGTCTATGCCTCCAGCAATTGCTCGTTGTGCGGGGGCACCGGCGTGAGGAATGTTCAGGCCGGACAGACGGTTTGTGCTTGCGTTTATCGCTACTGTTTCCGTGCAGTGCTGGGCAAATATCACCAGTGTCGCGCGCACTCCGGGCTGCGCACGATGTTTATCGCGCATGGATACTTGCCGAACGGGCGCAAGCGGCATGGAGAACTTAATGTCTGGACTCCGCACGAGGATTACGTTGCAGACGTGGAGATACAGGCGCGCCAGATGCTCTCGACGCTGGAGGCGGATGTTTTCTTCGCCCATCACGTGGAAGGCCGTGAATGGCGCGACTGCGTGAACGCGGTGCGGGGTGGCCTCGATCGGGGGTCGTTCTTTCACACAGTCTATCGTATCGAGGAGCGATTAGGGCGGCACTTTGCGGAGCTTGAGCCCTATCCGCTGTTGCCCTGGCGATACTTTGTTCCCTGCGATCACTCGCGCGTAATTGACTTCGGTAACTGGCAGGCGAGGAAAAGAAATTGATCGACCCGAGTGTTCTGATCGACAATCTGGTCACCCTGTTGCGCGGCATTGCTGACCTCGTAACCGAGATGGACGGAGATTCGACTCGCGTCTACGCCTACCATGATCACTATCCGAAGCGATCGAGCCTCGTTACAGCAATCCACGAGATGCCCGCGCCGTCGATCATGGTTGCTTGGCGGGGCACGGCACCGGGAAGTTTCGGCGGCGTGGATGTCTGGCGCCACCAACTCAGCTTGTACTTACGCGCGCGCGAGACGACAGAGACCCCGCCGACGGCCTACTACAAGCTGTTCAATCTGATCTACAAGGGCGTGCCAGCATCGCTCGGCGTGCCGATGTCGAACGCAACTGTCCACTCGTCATGCTATCCGATGGATCCCCCATCGATCGAGCGACAGACAGACGCAGAGGGGCTCGATTACTTCGAGGTATCCCTGGCTTTCACGGAGATGGGAGATGAATGACAAGGTAATTATGATTTCGCCCGACGGCGAGGCGCGCGAGGTCGATGCCAGCCCCGATGTGCTCGTGCCGCTCATGATTCGGGGTTGGCAGCAAAAACAAGAGGAGGTAACGCCTGATGTCCGTAGCACGGATGCAGGAAATTCTGATCTGCTTCGGTAAGGGCAAGCAGACCGACATCGCGACCCCGAACACCGTCGGGACGATGTGGCAGCTTCGCAAGCTGAACGCCGGGCTTGCCAACCCGAAGCTCAACACCGAAAACGACGCTGAGGAGTACGGCAAGGGACACGAGTTCGCCACCCAATCTTTCCAGACGTCCTGGGACGTCACCGGGACGCTTGAGAAGTATCTGAGCGCCGAGATTGGCGCCTGGGCCATGGCGTTCGGATTGGGCAAGGTAGTGAAGTCGGGCACGACGCCGAACTTCACTTACACTTGCACGCCACTGGTGCCGGCGAACGGGGATTCCGCGGAGCTGCCCTACTTCAGTTTCATTGAGCAAATCCGTCCGGGCGCTGGCGTGGTGCTCGACCGCATGGCCGTGGGCTGTGCCGTCGAGGGATGGACGATCGCGCTCGGGCGCGGGCCGGGGCGCGCCAACAGCAAGATCACCGTCGAGTTCATTGGCTCGGGCAAGTACACCGAGCCATCCGGGATCACTGTTCCGGCAGCCACCGTAGAGAAAACACTGCTTTCAGCGTCGCTGGCGCTTACGATCAACGGGGTGGACTACGTCGCGAACAAGAACATCATCTCACTTGAGACGGGCTGGAAGAACAACCTGAAGCCCGACGAAGGTTTTTACCCGGGCTCCGGATTCCAGGCGTCAGGTGACGCCACGAGCGGCGCGATCCGTGGGCGGCTACTGTTCGGAAACCGCCAGGGCACGCTGCGGTTCGTCGCCGGATTCGAGAATGGCTCGACCGAGCTCACCAAACTCAAAGCCCAGACCACTGGAACGGCGACCATCACGCTCACTTACGACACCAACAACTCGCTGGCGATCACATGGCAGAAGGTTGCTTTCTCCGCGGCCGAGGTGGGCGAGACGGACGGCATTGTAACAGTCTCGGTCGACTGTTTGCCCATGTGGGACGCTACGAACGGGGTCGTTTCGGCTGTTGCCAAGTGCAACATCGACGGGATCGCGCAATAGAGAGGAGCCGAATGTTTGATGCAAAGCAACCCATTACCGTTCATCTCCGTACGCCAGAGGGTGTGAAATCGATCGAGGTGCGATTTCCAACGGATGACGAGTGGACCGACCGGCAGCGGCGACGCAAGATCACGATCAAGCAACTGGGGCGCGGCGTATCGGAAACGATCCTCGGCAATACGGAGGACGTCGACGCCGCGCTACTCGCCAAGATCCGCGTGCAGGAAGGCGCTGCGTCAGACGTCGATCCGTTCGAGGCGAGCCGCATCATCGAGCAATTGAGCCAGGCAGAGGTGGACGACGTGGTCCAAGCGGGCGATGCCTTCCGTGTCACGCTGCGCGTCCTGGGCGGCACAGTGAGCCACATGCTGCGGATGCCCTCGGCCAAGGATGTCTTCGAATACCGCCGTGGCTTCGCGCGGGTGCTCGATCTGCCATACAATCGCCAGGAGCTTACCATCAACCTGGCGGCCGCTGGCGCTTTGTACAAGAAACTGGTGGTTTCGACTGAGGGATATGCGGGGGACGGGGAGGCGCCGATCATTCACCAGGCGGTTGCGGTGAAGGCCGCGATCGATGCGCTGGACGCTGGGCTCCAGGATGGGCCGGGCCCAAACTGATGAGCAGGGAGTGGCCCGAAAAGCCCTCCCTGCGTTTTTTGGTGCATTGGTCGCTGCGCCGCGAAGAACTCTGTGACCCGGGGATCTGTCCTGACGCTCCCGACGAGGATGGCGGCCGGTGCGATCATTGCCCGCTGGACATGCTCGATGCGGCTCAGTACTCGGCCGCGGGCCTGCTGATTCGCCGCGCGCTGGATCTCCGGGCAGCACTCAAGCTCGGATTGCGGGTTGGCTTGGATGAGGTTCGGGCAGACGAGTTTTACGCCATGCTCGTGGTCGAGGAGGAGCACGACCAGATGGAGCGCGAGCGCTTATCTGATCAGGGGGGAAACAACTAACACGGAGTAGTAAAGCATGATGGCCGTTGCGACCGCGGCAATGGTTACAAGGCATAGATTCAAGCCGGCCCGCCAGCCCATTGGCGCGCGGAAATAGGGGCATATCACCGCTCCTGGCGGAATCGGTTTCTTGCACATGTCGCAGGTTTTTTCCGGAGTTGCCGAGGTTCGCGGCGGTCGATCGGCGAAAGCATATCCGCAGTCGCACCACTCCGCAGAAGGGACGTTTTCAAGACCGCAAGCCGGGCATTTCATGGCTCTTTTGCTATACCACGACAGCCCGGAGCAAGTCAAGTAGGCAATCATGGCAGACAACAAGCTCGAGCTCGTCGTCGAAGTTGATGCGAACCGGGCCAATGCGTCCATCAAGAGCGTCAATGCGAGCTTGTCGAGCATGGAAGCCGCGGCGGCGAAGAGCGCGCGTGGCGCCTCGCAGGGAATCGACGGCATGACCATGAGCATGGTGAAGGGAGCCACAGCCGGCAATCTCCTCGCGGATGCGATCAAGCAGGCCATCGAGTCGGTAAAGGGCTGGACCGTCGAAGCGGCAAACATGGCCGCGCACGAGATCAAACTCGAAGCCTCCGGGCGGGCGCTTGCCAAGGCGCATGGGATCTTGGCCGGGGCGTTCGATGAAGCGGTGGAGGCAGTCCGCAAGATCGGCTTCCATGGCGAAGAAGCCATTCACACTATCGACCGGATGATCGTGGCTGATCTCGATTTGTCCAGAGCCCAGGGATTGGCCAAGATTGCGAAAGACGCCGCCGCCATTGAGAACCTTGCTCCAGGAGAGGCTCTGGAGAAGATTCTTCAGGCCATCGAGTTCGGAAACGCCCGAGCACTGCGGGCTGCTGGCCTTCGGGTTGATTTCGAGAAAGAAATCCAGATCCGGGAGCTTCAGCTTGGCCGCACGCTTTCCGACAACGAGAAGGTCCAACTTCGGTACAACGCAGTGGTGCAGGCGGCGGCCGCGATCCAGGGGGCCCACGCGGGAGCAGTCGAAACCGCCGAATTTCAGATGCAGGAATTAGGCCGCGAGGTGGTCGAATTGCGGGAAGCCATGGGGGCCCAGTTCCAGGATGCGTTCAAGGCCACCGTGCAGGCGTTCCGCGATCTGGTCGGGTGGCTGAAAGACAACACCGATCTGCTGGTGAAGTTCGGCGAGACAGCCTTGTGGGTCGCCGGGATTCTCGCTACCTATGGGCTGGCGACGAAGATCATGGAACTGGCCAAATCCATCGCCGCGCTCAGACTGGCCAGCCTGAATCCGTTTGCACTGCTCGCCACCGGCGTGCTTGCGGCCGGCGCCATCCTGTATTCGAACTGGAAGGGCACGCAGGAACAACTCCAGGCGCGCGCCGATGCGATGGAGAAGGAGGCTCTGCGCGAGGATCTGTTCAAAGGCAAGGTCAAAGTGGACGACCTGCGGAAGCGAGGCATGACCGATGATCAGATCCGCGCGCTGGTCGCCGGTAAACCGATCTCGCCCGGCGAGTCGTTCGACGTTGGCGGGCCAAAGGTTAGCGCGATCAACCAGCCCGATATTGATGCATTGAAGCGCGCGCAGGAGATCCGCAAGCGCCAAGCTGAAATCGACAGGGACTCGCTCGAGGCGGCACTGGCCGCCGAAGCGCGCGCCGTTACCGGCCCGGCGAAGATCCTGCTCGAAATCCAGAAGCAAATCGCGAAGTACACGACTTTCGTGGATGATCGCGGCGTAGCACACCAGATGCGTCTGACTGCGCAGACCCGCGAGAACCTCGAGCGCGAACTGCGCGCCAAGGTGCGCGAGATGGAGAAGGAAGACGCTGCGGCCTACCTGAAGGAGCAGCAGGAGGCGTATGAGCAGCGGCTGGCTTGGGAGTCGGATCTGTATCAGAAGCGGTTGGCCAACGATGAGCAGATCGCAAAGCAGAACATTGACCATCTGACCGAGGTTTATCAGTTTGAAGAGCAGCGGGCGGGCTATGGGCGTGATGCTGAGTTGCGGGCCGTCGAGGCGACGGACGCGCAGACGCTCCAACAGAAGGTCTGGGTGGAACAGCGCAAGATGGAGATCGAGGTTGATTACCTGGAGCGCGTGAACCAGATCAAGCTGCGGCTGTTTGATCTGGAGACCTCGCGGGTGGTCCTGGAAGAAGAGGCCAACCTCCGGCGCCTGGGCTACCGCGCTGACGAGATCCAGGCGCGGATTGGGGAACTGGCTCAGCAGCGCGAGGACCTGCGGCAGCAGCAACAGGAATCCACGGATGCGGGGATCCAGGCGGCGCGCGAGAACGCGGCCCTCCGCCAGGCGGAGCTCATCCGCGATCACAACCGGCAGATCTTCGAGTCGCTGAAGCAGCAGGCGGGCGGCGTATTTGACACGCTGCTCACCAAGTCGCAGTCGATCTGGTCGGCGATCGGCAACTCTTTCAAGGTTGCGATCCTCACCGCGATCAAGGACGTGCTGAGCAGCCGCGTGGCGGCAATGCTCATGCAGCTATTCACCGGCACCTCGGTGTCCATGGTCGGGGGCGGCTCGTCTGCGACCGGGATCTTCGGGCGTCTCGGTAGCCTGCTCGGAATTGGCGCCGTGCCGGTGTTCGGAGCGGGCGGAGGCGCTGGTGGGGGGCCTATCCCGGGAGGCGCGGCCGGGGGGTGGGGTACGCCGCCATTTATCCCTGGCTCCGCTGGAAGTGGCCCCGGCTCAGCGGGACTTGCTGGGGCGCTATCCGTCTCGCGCTGGTCCGCGTCGAGCCTGGCTCCGCTTGGGCTTGGCGCGTCGCTGCTCGGACTGTCTGGCGCATACAGACTCGGGCAGAACGGTGGCTTGGGCGCGGTGGGCGGAGCGGGGCTCGGTGCGTTCAGCGGCCTGCTCGGTTTTGGTGCGCTGACCTCGATGTTCCCTGCATTGGTGGCCGCCGGTCCAGTCGGTTGGATCGCCGCGGCGGGCATTGGGGCTTTTGTCGGGCTGTTCGGGCTCTTCCACAAGAGCGCCGAAAAGAAAGCCCGCGAGAAAATCAAGGCCACTTACGGCGTAGATATCAGCGATCAGGGTATTCTGCGCCAGATCGTGGAGACTGCTAAGCAGGCATTCGGTGGCAACCTCGACGTTGCGATTCGAAGCCCGCAGATCAGAGATCTCGTTGAACTGTACGCCATGAGCAGCGGGCAGAAGGCAACCGGCATACCCGGCAACGTGACGCCCGTCTCTCTGGTCCAGACCGGAGGCTCGCTGTTCCAGTCGCCTACGTATCAGAACGGCTCCGCACTTCCCGGGCTCGGCGGACTGCCGTCGCTCGATCGAATTGGCAGCGGCGTCGCGTCCAATGCTGGCGCGGTGGTGATTCCGCTCCAAATCGATTCTACGGCGGTTGGCAGTGTGATCATCCAGAACGGGCGGGTGGTGACTCAGGGCGCGATTACAGCTATGAAGAGCAACGCCGGGCGCCGCGAAATGACTGCGCTTCAGTTAAGCCCCGGGCTGCTTACGGCATAGGAGTTTCAGCATGACTTCCAGCAAGCGCATGTTACTGTTCCGGCGCAATCCGGCATTTACTCTAACCGCGACCACCACTGCGCCTAATCAGACGGTCACCATTCAGCGGCTTACACTGTCTGTTACCGCCATCGGCGGCACCTCCGACGTGAACCAAGCTGCGGACCGACTGCTGCGCCTCATTATCCGCTGAAGGCTCTACCATGCCCGGATCGGTGCAGAATGCAGTGCCGCTGACAGTGCTGCCGGCGACCTTGTCGCGTGCCTTCTCCCATCAGCGCGAATACCCGGTGCTCGACAACGAGTATCGCAACGGAGAGTCGCAGCGATCGGTCGAGGCGACAACCAGCCGCAAGCGCTGGCGGCTCACCAAGCGGCTCCCGCCGGCGCAGCTCGCGGCGCTCCGCGACTTCTACGACGCCCGCAAGGGGCCGACTGAACCGTTCTACTTCTATGATCCCTACGAGACGGCGCCGAAATTCTCCTGGGATCCGACCGGCGTGGCGACCACCGGCCGTCATACCGTGCGATTTGATTCCGGCTGGAATCAGGCCGCAAATCCGGGCCGGATCGACACAGAGATTGCGCTCATCGAGTTGGCTTAATGTCTGACTACATCGGCAATATTGCGGTTTCAGAGATCGCGCCAAGCGGGACGTTTCCCATCGTTCCCGATTACGGGTACGGTCGCGCCAGCGCTCCTGAGGTGGTGATCCACCAGTTCGGCTCGGGCAACGCGAAGATTGAGCAGCGTTATCTCCTGGGGACGGGCGCCAAGCGCTTCACCGTGCGCCGGGCCTTCTTGCGCGATTCCGACCGCACTGCCTTGTGCAACTTCTGGGAGACGAGTTACGGCCCTTACGGGGCGTTCACTTACAACGCGCCGAATGACGACGGTAACGGGACCACGCCCTACGTTTGCCGCTTCGCCAACGAGCCGCTGTCCTGGGAAATGGTCGCGGACTGGGCCTGCTCGCTCGGCGTGACGCTCATCGAGATTCCCTCCTCCTCGCCCACCTACACGCTCAACCAGACAGCGAATCGCTTCCCGCCCACCGCGCTTCAGACCGCGCTTCTCTCGCAGGTTCAGGAGATCATTCCGCTCGTCCGCATCCAGCCGCTCGAGTCGGGCTACCCGGCAATCTACGTTTCGGATCGCCGCTGCACCGTTGGCGGCCAACTCTATCAGGCGCGGCTGCTCGAGTTCGACGGCATCTCGCAGTCCATCGGCAATGAAGCCGACGAGGCGCAATTCACCTTCGGCAACGCAGACCGCGTTATGCGCGCGCTCGCTAATGACGTCGACCTGTACCGCGCGGCGATCAGCCTCTCGCTCTTCCATGTCGGAACCGGCATCAAGCTCGATCTCTGGAAGGGCGACCTCGTCAATTGGTCTTGCGACGCTGGCCCGGAGTTCAAAGTCACCGCCGCCGACGGCCTGTACGAATTGAACCTGCCGTATCCCACCCGCAAGATCTCCCGCACGTGCTGGAAGCAGTTCAAGGGGCCAGCTTGCCCCTACGTCGGATCTGACACCTCTTGCGACAAGGGCTTCGATACGCCCAACGGCTGCCGTACGCACGGCATGGACAATTACTTTGGCGGAATCGTTGCCCAGCCCCAGGGTGTGCGTATCAAGGACAATTCCACTGGCACCTGGGGTTTCGGGCGCTCTCCAATCACAAGCGTCTCGCTCGTGGCCGACTCGATTTACGATCAGGTTCTGCCGGAGATCTACACTGACTCGCCCATGCCGGTGAACTGCAAGATTGCCGCCGGCCGCGAGGAGAGCGAATTCTACGATGCGCTGGGCATTGTGGGTGCAGGCCCGCTCGGATCGTACGGGTCGGGTCACCTGCTAGATAACCAGCCCAATCACGGGCCGGGCGATCTGGGTCTGCGCACAAGCCTAGGCAATGACCCCAACCCGGACTCGTTTTCCCTGGGCGAGGGGACGCCCCAGGTGTGGGGACCGGAACGCGCTGCGGGGACCGCCTTCATCGAGATTCGCCGTACCGACGCGAAGGGCTTTCAGCCTTCCCGGCTCACCGAGCATCAGATGCAGGCAGTGGTGTCGGTGGGCATGAGCGGCTGGATGTGGAGCGCTCCCGGGGTGCGTACATGGGGCGCGCTGATCAATCCGATCTGGATTGCGGTCAATATGCTGCTCCGCGCGCGCGGCTTGCAATTCGCGGATGCGGCAACCTGTGAGCAGTATTTCGACGTCGATAGCGCGATTACGATGGCCTCGGCGATCTGCGACCAGCAGGTTACCAAGCTCGTCGGCACGGGCACCGAGACCCAGTTCAAGTTTCGCGGCGTGCTTCAAGAGGAGAAACCCCTTCGCGACTGGCTCCAGGAAGTGCTGATGAACTGCCTGGGCTATTACACGTTCGCGAATGGCAAACTGAAGCTTGGTATCCGCATCAACTCGTCCTCGGTCGAAGCCTTCACCGAGGGCAACATCCTCTTCCGCAGCCTCGAGCTTGCGACGCTGAAACCCTCGTTCAACCATCTGACGGCCAACTTCGCCGATGAGGATTTCGACTTCGTAGCGAACTCGATCTCGCTCTACGACATCGACCACGCCGCGCTTCTGGGTGGCGGCGCCGGGCCGCTATTTCTGAAGTCCACCGTCAATCTATCGGGTACGGCCTCCAAATCTCAGGCAGCCCGCATTATTACCGTACGCCTGCGCGAGGAGCTCGGCGGTATCACGCCGGCCGAATGGAAGGCGGCGCGCCAGATATCATTCAAGACGACTGCGCTGGCGCTGAATACCGAACCCGGCATGGTCTGCTCGATGACGCACCCGGACATGCCCGGCGGCAGTGGCGAGTTCCGCGTCACTTCCTGGCGCCTGAACAAGGACTACTCGATCGACATCCAAGGCCGCACGACCACGGACTCAATGTACGATCTCGCGATCGGCCCAAAGCCGGCGGATGTGGTCGCCGAGCCCGTGCCCGGAGAACCCTACTTCGAGTCGGCCCCCAATGTCGTGATGTTCAAGGCAGGCAAATCGAACGGCGATGGCACGTTCGATTCCACCATGTACTGGGACAGTCGCCGGCAGATGATGCTGATCGACTGGGCGTGCATGCTGCCGTCCGACACGTCGAATTGGGGCGGAGTACAGATCTGGATCAAATCTCCCGACGGTTCTGGCTTCAAGTACGCGAAGGCCACCGACACGATTGACTCGACAATGTTCGATCAATCGGGCGACGCGAGGTTTCATTACGACACTATCGCGATTGCACCCGAAAGCGTGCCCGATCCGCCCGAGACATGGTCAATCATCGCTGTAAGCCTGAACCGATTCGGAACTCCAAACACTGACGTGAACGGTAATCCCGCCGGGGTCGCTGTCGATCTCCAGACGCTCGCGAAGTCAGATTATGTCTCCGGCTTCTCTGCTTCTGTCGTGATCGAGACCACCGAGAGCGGCGATCAGATGTTCCGCCTCGTCGGCTCCTGGACCAATGCGCCCATTCCTCGCTACAAGGGGGTTCGCATCATCATGCGAGGGTGGGGAGCGCAGGATATTCCGCTCGCCGACGAGGGCGAAGGCGCCACCACGTTCCGCACCGACGCCTGGCCATTGCCCGAGGCCACGAAGGTCGTTCAGATCTACGCCACTCCAATTTTCGGCGATGGAACGGTGGCGGCCATCGTGCCCGGCACAACTCCGATGGCAGAGGTAACAATCTCTCGCCTCGGTGGAACCACCGGAAAAGAATATTGCGAGGTAGTTACCGGATTCAGCGCTGTGGTTGCCACGCCGGCCTACGCGGTGAATGCCGACGGGCAGAAGGTCCTGCGGGTGAATCTCTCCTGGACAAACCCGGCCGACGTCCGCTTTGGCGGAGTAGTGATATTCGTTGATTGGTACGACGGTAACACGTTTCAACTCACGGGGCTTGAGCGCGGAACGTCGCTGAAATGGGAGACGTCCTATTTCCCATCGACGGCCTCCAGCGTCACATTCTACGCGCTCAGCGTCGACACCAACAACCGGCGTAACACTTATCAGGCCGGAATAACTCCATCGTCCACGGTGGTCCTGCCATCTCCACAGCTCGGACCGGCGGGCTCCGAGTACACATCAAATGTGACCGGGTTCTCCGTCTCCGTTTCGTATCCCGCCACCGCTGATGGAACCTACGTCGCGCTCATCACCAGCTCATTCACGCCGCCGTCAGATCCGACATGGGGCGGCGTTGAACTTCGGGTGAGCGAGGATGGAGGATATACTTTCACCACTCGCGCGAGCACGCAGAAGTCTCCGGTTACGTTCGAGCTGTCCGCGAAGGCATTCGCTCAGACATACAGCGTCTATGCTGTCAGCTTCGATGTCAATAACAGAGCCAATATCCCGCTGTGGTCGGTAACACCGCATCAAGATATTATCGTGGGCAGCGCGGCGGGGCAGCTCGATTTGCGGAAGTTCCTGGGCGCTTCGGTCGCCGCAACCTTTGCGAACGTCGGCGGAGTGTTCGACATCTCCCCGTCGGGCGTAACGGAGATAAAGATCAACACTGGCGCGATCACCGAGACGAAGATCGCCAACAATTCGATCAGCACTCCGAAAATACAGGCGCTGGCCATCACGTCGGATCTGATCGCGGCGAACGCGGTTATCGCCGGAAAGATCGCAGCGAATGCGGTTGCCGCCAATGAAATCTCCGCCGGGTCGGTATCCAGTGCGAAGCTGGACGCGACGGTTATCAACGTGGGTGGTGGAGGCGGAAAGCCTGGCAAATTCGCTGTGTACAATGCGTCGGGGCAACAGATCGGATTTATCGGAGTCGAGAGCGGCTACGAAGGCGCCTGGTTCAAGCAATTCCGTGTGGGTGGAACCAGCGCCGCGGATGCGAAGCTCATCGCAGACTCGAGCGGGAACGTCTCCATCGGCGGCGCCACATTCACGCTCGCGACAAACGGAATCACCACCAAGATCGACAACGGCAGTCCAGACGGGTGGCCAGCCGGGCTTCAGGTATATGATGCGTCGAGCAACCGCGTGAACATTGGAATTTCGGGCTACGCTCCGCAAATATACATGCGGAGCAACGGTTCTGGGTCAAGCATTTCGCTGAGGTGCCTCGGATCTGGGAATGGCGGTGCGATTACTCTGAGCGATGTGTCGGGAACTTCTGGAATCGAACTGTTTGGAGACTACTACGGCAGCGGGTACTGGAGAGGCCATATCACCGCTGGAGGAGCCAATTTCGTCCGGGAATTAAAGGTTAACAGCATTCAGGCAATCGATTCCAGTTCCGCATTCGTCGGCCACGGAGTAAGTTGTCCCAGCTACGGGGTAGGCGGAGCAGGGTTCAATACCTACTACAGCGGCGCATGGCGGTACGGCGCAACCGAATCTGTTCCCTATCTGAAGCCAGATCAGTCTACCGGGTACTTGTGGTTCTACGGTGGAGTGTACACCGGCAAGACATAGAGAGGAAAGAGAAGCATGACGATCACGATCGAAATTGATGACGCCGTGGCAGAACGGCTGAAGCGCGTCTGCGCGCGGATGACCAAGCCTCCGGTGGTGCGGGAGGATGGAGTAACTATCATCGAGCCTATGTTTCCAACGCTGGCTGACCTGGTGGCTCAGATCTTGAGCGCGAATTTCGCGCAGCACCTTCAGCAGGACCCGACGCCGGAAATGCAAGCGGCCCAGCGCGCGATTCAGGAAAAGCACGCAGAACTCGAGCGCCTGACGCGTCCGATCGTAAGGACAAACTGAGATGGCCGGCAAGAGCGACTATTACGAGAATCTCGTACTCAACACGCTGAGGAACGTTTCGCTTGCCGTAGCGAACGTATACGTCGCACTATTCACCACGCTGCCAGCCGACAACGGATCCGGCGGAGTTGAGGTGTCGGGAGGCAGTTACGCGCGCACTGCGGTGACTTTCGGCGCGCCAAGCTCCGGAAGCATGACCAACAGCGCGGATGTTACGTTCCCGCAGGCAACAGCGAACTGGGGGACGGTAGTCGGTTTCGGACTGTACGACGCGCTGACAGCCGGAAACTTGCTCTACTTTGGAAACCTCACGGCCAGCAAGCAAGTAAACTCTGGTGATCAGATCAAATTTCCAACCGGGCAACTGACGGTGACGGAGGACTGATGCGCACACTTGCATTTTTGATCGGCTTCTCTCTCTGCGCTTTGGCCCAGAACCCGAACACGGCGAAATTCCCCACGTCGGTCGCAACTGATCAGGATCTTCTGGTGGGCAAGGATCTGTCGTCGTCGACGCTCACGGCTGGAATCGGGGCCGGAGATACCGCGATTCCTGTTGCCGATGGAACCAAGTTCACCGGATATGAAGTAGTGACGATCGATCAGGAGCAGATTCTGATCTGCTCGGTGAACGCGAACACCCTGAACGTCTGCTCTGGTGGCCGAGGCTTCGGAGGCACAACAGCCGCTACGCACAGCAACGGCGCACAGGTGCGCGGTAATATAGTCGCCTGGCATCACAACCAGCTTGCCGCAGAGATCAAGGCAATTGAGAGCAACATCGGAAGCCCGATGGCGGCTGCACTGGGCGATTTGATAGTGCGAAGGGATAGTGCCACTCAACTGACGATTGGCCCGGCCTGCTCAACCGCCAAACCCTGCAATATCCGCTTTGGCTCGACGACTACCCGAATCACGACAAACGCGGTAGTGACGCTCACGTCGGGGACCGGGACGGCGTATGTCTATGTCACGTCTGCCGGCGTGCTGACGGTAGGGCACAACGTCACTCTGGCCTGTGACTCGCATTGTACTGCGGTCAGCGGGGTAACCACGTGGCCGGCGGACGTGATTCCGCTCTGGCGCATCGACGCGGTGAGCGGAGCTTGGGACACTGGCGGCGGGCTGGACTTCCGGGCATTCCTCGCCAACCGGGTCATTACGACCGGCGTGGGCCTGTCGATGACCGGGGACCAGATCACCGTGGACAGCGCCTCCGTGCCCTTCAAGGGCGCAGGCTACGCGGCCTCCAAGGCCATCGCAACGAACGCCAACGGGGACCTGGTTGCAGTATCCGGTAATGCCACAGACTGTGTGCTCGTCAACGGGACAAGTGCTGCCTGCGGCGGCTCCGGGGCGGTTACCAGCGTGTTTGGCCGGACCGGCGCGGTAGTCGCCCAGACCGGAGACTACTCCTTCAGCCAGATCTCCGGAACGGTGGCCAACAGCCAGATCGCCTCCGGGGTGGATGCGACGAAGATTGGTAGCGGGACGGTCAGCAACACGGTCTTCGGCTATCTCGCCAATGTCGTGAGCGACATTCAGACCCAGTTGAACGGGAAGGCCGCCACGTCGCACACCCACACCCTGGGCGGGGACGTGACAGGTGACATTGCGAGCACGACGGTCGGCAAGCTCCAGGGCCGGGCCGTCGCCAGCACTGCCCCGAGCGATGCGCAGGCCCTTGTGTGGAGCGCGTCGAACAGCCAGTGGCAACCCGGAACCGTGTCCGGTTCCGGCGCCACGATGGCATCCGCACTGGGCGATTTGACGGTCCGGAGGGATAGCGCTACCCAGTTGACGATTGGCCCGGCGTGCTCGGCCAGTACGCCGTGCAATATCCGCTTTGGCTCGACCACCACCAGAATCACGGCGAGCGCGGTAGTGACGCTCACGTCGGGGACTGGGACGGCGTATGTCTATGTCACGTCTGCCGGCGTGCTGACGGTAGGGCACAACGTCACTCTGGCCTGTGACTCGCATTGTACTGCGGTGAGTGGGGTGACCACATGGCCAGCGGACGTGATTCCGCTCTGGCGCATCGACGCGGTGAGCGGAGCTTGGGACTCCGGTGGCGGGCTGGATTATCGCGCGTTCCAATCCAATTCGGTTTACTCCGCCGGCACGGGACTTACCCAGACCGGCAATCAGTTTATCGTCGACAGCGCCTCTGTGCCATTCAAGGGTTCGGGTTATGCAGCGTCGAAGGCTCTCGCTGCGGATTCAAGTGGTAATGTGGTTGCCGTTAGCGGCAGCGATACGAATTGCGTGCTGGTGAATGGAACCAGCGCGGCGTGCGGAAGCGGGGGAGGGGTAAGTTATTTCGATCATACCGTGTTCCACGAGGTAGAGGAGTTTTGTGGAACCACGGACGCTGCGGTCGCTATTGGAACACAGACCAGATGGGGAACCGCAGGAATTGGAGGAGGGTCTGCCATCGCTGCCGCAAACACAGGAGACGCCAAGAATATATGCACAGCGCGGCTTGGAACCGGGTCTTCAGTGGGACAGGGTACCGGTTTCTACGAGTACCCTACTGGGCAAATAGCGAATCCAAACACGAATTATTTATGGCAGGTTGAGTACATATTCGCGCTTGAGTACTCCAACACAAACATACGAATCAGGGTCGGGTTAGCCGATCAGGCCAACACGATCACGCCGTCCAACTTCGTCGGATTGCGATTCGACACAAACGCTGGGGATACCGCATTCATGTATCAGACCTGCGCTTCTGGCACATGCACGACCACCTCATCCGGGGTAACTCCAGCAACAATGACCTACTACCGGGTTCGTATGAGAGGAACAGCAACCGGAACGTGGGCGTTCTGTCTGAACGCATGTAGCAGTGAAACCACAATCAACACAAATGTTCCTACAGCCGCACTTACTCCGGCAGTCATGATTGCCACAGACACGACGGCAGGAAAGTATATGCAGGTTGATAAGTTTGAGATACAACGCACCGGGCTGAGTCGATACTAGAGCTCCGATAGGACTGTTGCGTGCCGACATTCAACGAATCGCTCTTCAACGAATCGCTGTTCGGCGGAGAGCCCCCAAGTACCAACAGCATATCCGGTGCATCGACGGGCCAGGGGACCGCGTCCGCAACCGCGGCTTGTCGTTACGGTGCACAGGGATCGGCGGTGGGCGCGGCTGTGCTCTCCGGTACGGCCTGGATTCCGCAGGTTGTTCTCGCTTCCGGACTTAGTGCCGGGTCCAGCACGGCAATCGCGACCGGGACCATGATCGTTCTGCCCCCGCCCACAGTGGCGAGGATACGCGTGCTGAGGTGGTTGAGGCCGTTATGAAACGAACCAGCCTTTTTATCGCGCTCGTTGTTCTCTCGTTGACGCCGCTGATCGGCGCAGAGAAATGCGATTCCAGGCCGTTGTCCGGGGCATTCAACTTTGCGTACGATTTGTACGGTGCGAAAGACACGCGGTCGGGAACGTGGGGCACGGCAGACGTTGCAATCTGGAAGATCACATTCGCTCCTCCGTCGGGCTGCCGCGTAAGAATCCTGCGTGCTCACGGAGATCTGGTCGCTTGGGTACGCGGCGCGCCCGAGGATACCTATGCTGGCGTGCTACTTGGATTTCAGACGACAGCACCGGAAGGCAGTGCGCGCGCGGATCTGATCGCCGACAATACCATGCTTTATATCCAGGACGCAGTTTCCCGGGGGCTTCCGCGCCGGGCGCCATTCGGCGCCGATCTGTCGGCGGGAGGATTGCTCGAAGAAGATAACGTCCTGGTCGTCAAAATCGCCTCCTGGCTCAACGATACCGGCAAGCCCGTGCACGTGGAAGTCAGCGCAACAATCGCATACCAATTTGTGGACGTTCGGGCGCTTACCGCCGGCATCCGAACAACAGAGAGTCCCGGCGGTAAATATTTGGAGGTTTCTAAATGAAGAAGATAGCCCTGGTTGCTTTGGCTCTGACGTCGGCAATGCTGATGGCGCAGACCGCGGGAACGGTGGTCGTTGTGACACCAGATGGAAGCGCCTACCTCGCGCAAATCGGATCCGGTTTGGCGCTGACGATCCAAGACGGCAAGGCCACACTGAGCGCGATCACGCCCGCGACTCCCGCTCCGACTTCGACCCCAAAAAGCGTGAAAGACTATGGCGCAACCGGAAACGGCAGCACTGACGACACTACCGCCATCCAAAACGCCATCAATGCCACCCCCGCCGGCGGCACCGTCTCTTTCCCCGCCGGGAACTACCGCGTCACCCGCACCCTCAACTTCCTCTCCGACCGCACCTACCAGGGCGCTCCCGGCGCCGTCCTGCTCGGCCCCGCCGGCTACTTCCTCGCCGTCGCCCCCTACAACAGCGCCCGCAACATGACGATCGACGGCCTTACCTTCGACGCCGCCGGCATCAGCTTTGATGGCTCCACCGGCGCCGCCGACAACATCCGCATCACCAACTGCACCTTCCAGAACATCACCAACGCCAGCGGCAACTGGACCGTCCACAACGCCATCTTCCTCCCCGCCGGCATGCAGAACTCCACCATCTCCAGCAACCGCTTCTCCAACATCCTGGAAGGCGGCAAAACCGATTACGTCGACTGCAACGCCAACGCCATCCAAGGCTGGCGCATTCGCAACGTCTCCATCACCAACAATACCTTCGACCTCGTCAACCAGGCCATCTCCCTGCAATTCGACGGCGCCGGCCCCTACGACCAGATCGTCATCAGCGGCAACCAGGGCACCCGCGTCCACCGCATGGGCATCGAGATGCAAGGCGCCAACACCCAGGGCCTCCTGGTCGAAAACAACCGCTTCGAAAACTTCATCAACCCCTTCTGGAACACCTTCGGCCTCTCCATCGTGGTCGACGGCGGCTCCAACACCACCATCCGCGGCAACACCCTCATCGCCCAGCCTCCCGCCGGCTCCGGCTCCCGCTACGGCTACGGCATCGAAGTCGGCGGCAAAACCACCCTGGTGGAGAACAACAGCATCCAGGGTTACTTCTACGCCGGCATCGCCATCGGCACCGCCCCCAACATCACCGTCCGCAACAACTTCCTCTGCGGCTCCAGTTCCTGCCAGTCGATTGTCTACGAAAGTTCCCCCCCGCAGGGAGCGGTGATCCAGAACAACACCAAGAGCTCGAGCTGCCCGGGGGCCTGACAATGGAAATCCAAAACATTATCAATATCGTTGTGAGCGCAGTCGGAGTGGCCGCCCCTCTGCTGGTCGGCATTCTGGCGGCGAAGGTCCGGTCGGACTTCGCGGCATTCGAGCTCCGCCTGCTCAAGGAACTGAACGGCCGTTACGTCTGGCGTCACGAGTATGATCAGACACTTCGACGCATTGACCGGCTGGAAGGGATCACCGAGCAGTGACCGACTGGTCGGAGGTAAGCAAGGCCCGCGTCGCCGCATTCGCCCCTCAGATTGCCGACCTGCACAAAGCGGGCGACGAGACCAAGCTGGTAAGTGTCGATCTGCGCAGGAGCAAAGCGGACCGCATCGAGATCAGCCACCTTACCGATCTACAGTACGGACACCGGAATTTCATGGCTGCGCGATTCCGGGCCTACATGGAGTGGATCCTCTCGTGCGATTATCGCTACGCCATCCTCGGTGGCGACCTGATCGACGCTGCGACCGTGCTGAGTGTAGCCTCGCCCTACGAGAACACCGGCGAGCCGATCGACCAAGTCGCGGAAGTGGTCGAGCTACTTGCGCCCTTGGCCAAAGATCACCGACTCCTCGGGTATGTCGGAGGCAACCACGAGCGCAGGACAATGCGGACGTTCGGCGACGTCGGTCGACTGATCGCGAAACAGATTGGCGTGCCATACTCGCGAGGCGTGCAGTTGCTCGACGTTTGGTACGGCGAGCACAAACCATTCCGGCTGAGCGTCTGGCACGGGGGCGGCGCCGCACGGACCAAGGGCGCGAAGGCGCAGATGCTGCACCGGTTTATGTCACAAGCCGATTCCTCGTGCTATATGGTCGGCCATTTACACGACGCCATGGTGCTCTTCGATTGGCGCCAACTTCGAAGCCGCGGGAAAATCCGGCTCCAGAAGATCGCTGGAATTATGAGCTCGAGCTTCCTTGAGTACTGGAACAGCTACGCGGAAACGGCAGCGATGAGCCCGAGTGACACCATGATGGGGCGCATAATACTGGAGAGAAACGGACACTGGGAGGTAACGATGCGATGATCAAGCAGACGAAATCATCGCCATGGGCCGAGGTAGACGCTGCCCGAGAGAAGGTCCTCGGAGAGGTGGATCCTTACCCGGATCGCTCATTCACAACCTCGGACTATGTGCAGAGATACGGATTGGGGTACACCACCGCCGTACAACAACTTCGAGCGCTGGTCGCAAAGGGAGTCCTGGTGGCCGGAAAGAAGTGGGCGCAGGACGCGCGCGGCCACCGCGTACTGACGAAATGCTTCTGGCTTCCGGAGAAAAAGCAATGAAGATCGCGATCGTGCGCTGGAAGGACGCGAACTATCAGGTCGCCGACGGTTCGATCGCCGACGTGCATGGCCCGATCGAGCTCGAGTCGGTCGGCTGGCTCGCGAAACAGGACGAGGAATGTCTCACGATCGCAATGGAACTCGATCATGGCGGCGAGCAGGGAAGGTTCTGGCTCACGATCCCGCGGGCGAACGTGATTGAGATCAGGATAATCGACCCAGACCGAATGAAGAGGATGACGAGGAGGAGAGCATGTTAGCGGATGCGAAGACCGGGTGCACCTGCTTCGATGAGACGACGAGAACATGCCCGGTGCACCGGGCGTTCGAGCTCAAGGATTCCGGCGAGCGGCGCGAGTTTGCGACCGGCGCGGTGCGTGACTGTGCGAACGATAAGGAGAGGCCCGATCTCATTTCGCCATTCGCGTTGTACCGGGTTGGGCGCTGGCTCGCCATGGGTGCGCAGAAGTACGGAGATCGGAACTGGGAGAAGGGCATGCCATTCTCCGCGCTCTGGGCCTCGGCAATGCGCCATGCAGTCAAGTATGCCATGGGCTGGCGGGACGAGGATCACCTGGCCGCGATCGTGTTCAACATCCAGGCCCTGATCCACTTCGATGAGCTCGGGAGAGCCGACCTGGACGATATGCCGCGCTACGGCGCGGGTGAATGATGGCCCGCCCACCTGGCCGCCGCCGCGGCTCGCGCGTGCTCGCGGCGGGTGCGCTTCGGAATGCTCAACGCGGCGGCTGCACGAATGGCTGGGTCTGCACGCAGGCAGCCACAGGAGCGCACACGCCCGGACACGAGATGCGTGCCGCGCACGTCCACTTCGCGCCCGCACTCGCAACGGCAGTGCCACACCGCATGGGCGGCGCGGTAGCCGGCCAGCGACAGGACGGTTAGCCGAGTAAATACGCGGCCCACCAAGTTGTGAATTTTGCTCATAGCCCATGCAATGCAGGCTCGTCCACCAGTCGAAACCACTGGACTCCCCCGGCGCCCGGGCGCACGATGAGCGAATAGTAGATGGGGACGAATCCCGTGTCCTCGTCCCCATCCAGGTATCGAAACTCGACGGAACCGTCACCGAGAGTGGCTCCGCCGTCAATCCTGATAGCGCCTGCCGGCGCCCCGTCGACCTGCTCATATCTCATAACTCTGCGTCCTTTCTGCGCAGCCCCCTTCGGTGAGGGGAAGGGCGGGCGCTGGCGCCCGCCCTGTTGGTCAGGGAAGCCTGCGGTTGAGCAGGCACTCTGCGTGCTCCTTGCTGTCGCAGGGATCCCAACGGAAACCGTCGCGTCCCCACGGAAAGGCGCCATTGCCTGCATCAATCCGGCGGCCAGGAGTTTCTTTGTAGGACTCCCGGCGGTAGATCACCCACCCCGCAGGCCTCCCATTGTCAGAGTAGAAGCGCTCAACCAGCACCTCGACGGCGGAACCTTCGTCTACCACACTGAAGTGGTATTCCTTCTCTGTGCTTTTTTTCATCACCGAACCTCCGCGTCTTGAGCGCGAAAATCTCGATACCACAGGATCTTGTACTTCAGGTAGTCATCAGAAAAGCGGCCTGACGGGTCCGGATCGCCTGCCAGTTCGCCCCATCCTTCGAAGTGGAGGATGTCTGTTAGCCCGTCTGCCTCCCGGGCTGTAGCGCCCAGGCGACAAAGGTCGGCCTCTATGTTGTTGCAGTGGTAATGCTGATATCCGTCAATGATCGTCCAGTGTCGTGGCTCCATAGTTTTACCTCCAGGTCCAGGGTTTGATCCAAGTATGCGCGCAACCCTTCAAGCGTAAACGCCTCGGCGTAGTACGCGGTAGGATATGTGCGATAGGCTCTCCAGGGGCATGGAGAGGATTTATTCGTGCGGTACGCGCGGTGGATTTCAACCGGCCCCCCGGGTGGGTCTGGCACCAGGTAGCGCTGGCGGCCGCAAGGAACAATTGCCCATTTGTGTTTCATGCTGTCCTCGCTGCCTCCCGCCATAGTTGTTGCAGTGCGGCGCTGTGCTCGTGGCGGAAATCTGCTGCCTGGTAGCCGGAGTCGTGCCACGCGGACATGGGCTCCCAGTAGTGCCTCTGTCTCCATGGCTCGATCATGCCACAACCTGGCCGTGCTGTCAAGCGCGATCCATAAAAAAACTCATTAAAAATGCTTAATCTTGATTCTCTGGTCGACGTCCTGGCCGACCGGATCGCGGAGCGCGTAGCGGAGAGAATCCTCGCAGAGCTCCGCGCGAGCCGGGAACAGCGTCGCCTGGTCCCGGTGGCGGAGGCGGCCCGGTACCTGGGCCGGTCTACGCACGCCCTGAGGCACATGATTGCCCAGGGACGGGTTCCGGCCATCAGAGACGGACGACGGGTACTGCTGGATCAGGCAGAGCTCGACAAATATGTTGACAAGAACAGTCCGAGCGTAATATAATGCGGCAAACATGAAGAAACCGCGCCTCGGCTCGATATTCCGCCGGCGCAAGCCGGCCAGCGACGGCACAACGCGCGGGAGAGACGGCTCTCTGCGTCGCTCCCGGATCGGGGTCCGCCGAGACCTCGCCAACCAAGGAGCACGGAGATGACGGCGAAAGAATGCGTAGACTTTTGTCTGGGCGGCAGGGCGCTGCCGCCTTCGATCGAGCGGGCGGACCTGGAGCAGGAGGCGGAGCTTGCCGCACTGCAAGGCCTGAGCGAAATGGCCATCCGAAAAGCGGTATGGAGAAGAATAAAGCGCGCGCAAAGGACCACAAATCGCGAAATACCGCTCCCTCCACACCGCGAACCGTACCGCAATCCGCGTCATATCGAGGAAGATATCGACTTCAATCGAGCAGTCTACGCCTTACCGTGGGAGCTCAGGCAGATCGTCCTGGCGGTGCTCCAGGGTCACAGTCCGGCTGAATTCACATACGGAGAGGCGCTTTTCGTGCGCGCAATTCGCCGACTTAAAAAAAATCTGTGGAAAACTGTAGAAAATGCCCCTGCCGTGTCCTATATATATGAGGACGCGAATGCCACACACCGCCAACACATAGCCGGGTGACTTCGGACAATTCGCGCTCGCGGCCTCTGGCCCCGTAGGCCAGCACCAACACGGGGCACACTTCAGGGCCCGGCCAACTCCCCGGACAAAGCGTGCATTCGCCATGAGGATACCTGCACACGAAATCGCGCAGTACCTGCCCACCAATCTCGACTCAAAGATTCTCGCCGTACATGCCGATACCGGGCGCGATGCGCTCGTGGCCACGGCCGCCGGGGTGCGCGCGCTGCACCGCCACGGCCTCGTGGTGGATGGCGAGATCAACAAGCACAAATATCTCAAATATGTGCGGATCTGTGGCTCCGTGCATGAGGCCGCCCGGATCCAGGCAGCTACCGAACGGTCGCGGCCGGCCTGGCGCGGAATCAGCCGCAATCGCCAGGATCCCGGCGCCGCGCGCTGGGTCTCTCGGCCCGACCACGCGAAATGCGGGCAAATGGGCGGGGTACGGACGGTCTTCCTGCCATGACTCAGAGGGGCAATCTATGCCTCGACCAATCGATGACGACAAAGTTCGCAGAGCAATCAGAGAAATCAGAAATGCCCGATCGCGCGCAGAATACATCAGCACCGACCCGAGAAACCTCTTCAACGCCGATGCCAGGCACCAGTTCGAAATGGCCGTGTTCGAACTGCTCGACGCCGAGGCGTTGATCGAGGAGGCGTGCTATGAGTGAGGGCCAGAAAGTAGGGAAAACGCGAGTCGTGAACCTCCGGGCAGAGCGTTACGAGGTGTACGTCGGCCGCCCAACCGTCTGGGGCAATCCGTTCGGGATTCATACGTCTCCCCGGGGATGCAGAAACAGCACGCTTGCGCGATACCAAGTTGCCAGCCG